GCCCCAAGCTGCCCGCACTCAAGTTCGCCAAGGTAGGTGACGTCCACACGGGCGTCGTCACCGAGGTGACGAAACTGCAAGACAAAGACCCGGCAGGGAACCCGAAGACCTACGACAACGGCGACCCTCGCTACGTCTTCGTCTTCACCCTCGAGCAGCCGACCGGCGCAGCCAACCTGTGGGTGCGCGGCCAGATGGTCAAAGCAATCCGCGAAGCAGCAGAGAAGGCGGGCGTGAAAACGCTCGTCGGCTCCACGCTCTCGGTCAAATACACCGGTGACGGCGAGAAGAAGTCGGCTGCGTTCAACGCACCGAAGCTCTACGCCGCCAAGGTCGAAGCACCGAAGAACGACGCATCCGCGGAGATGTGGTAATGACCGACACGGTGACGCTCATCTTCCTGGCGGGCGTCGCCAGTCTGTGGTGCACCCTGCTCTGGCTTGCCCTGCGTCAGCCAGGGCGGGGCAACCCGAGAAAGAAACAACATGACCAAGCAAGAGATTCGTGACGCAATCGAGTTCCTCCAGCGTGTCTTCGTCGGCCCCGGCGACGTCGACAGGCTCGAGGCAGCAATCAAAGCCCTACAAGCAGAACTGAAAAGGAGAAACAAGAAATGACTACATGGGATGTCAGCAAACGAGATATTTTGCGAGCAGCAGGATGGGAAATCTTCCACGAAGACGACGAATCCTGGTGTGCTGTTCATAATGCCACAGGACGCATTGCGACCATTTGGGTTGATTATGAGCAATATCTCAAGTGGCGCGAAGATAACCAGAACTTCGATGTGGCAGCAGAGGTTGCGGCATCTTTCTTGCTTGATTGTCTATCTGAGCGTTACGACCATGACGAATGGCTTAGCAATCTCGTGAAAGCAGATCAACAATGAGCTACGACCCAGACATGCTTCGGCAAATGAACGAAGAAGCCCAACTTCGCATCGCCGAACTCTCCAACGCACTCCAGGACGCCGCCCTGGCGCGAGACAACTTCAAGGATGCAGCCGAATCCTTGATGATCGAACTTGACGCCTACAAGCGCAAAGTGCGCGAACTTGAAGCCACTGTCTCACGGCTACGACTCCACATCCAGCAAGGAGTTGAACTGTGAGCAACTCAATGCCAGGTGCGGACATCCTGACCGAAGCCCACCACCTCATCACCGGGCCACGCCAAGCCGAATACTCACACCCATTCGACGACTACTACAAAGTCAAAGAACTGTTCTTTACGATGACCGGCACCATGCTCACCGTCGAACAAGCCATCCTGTTCATGGTCTGCGTCAAACTCGCCCGACTCTCAACCAACATGGAGCACGGTCGCTGGAAGCGCGACACCATCGTGGATGCCGCCGGGTACCTGGGCTGCATGAGCATGGCGCACGAACACCGTCAAGAGAAGCTGCGTGAACTCGCCGACATCGAGGACGAGCAGTGATCGTGCAAGACCCGAGGTTCGTCACCGTCATGGCAGACGGCGACGGCTACGCACGCTGGGTCGGCTCCATCGACGCGACCGACATCATGCAGGCATACCGCACCGGCGGCGTCTACATCCTCGTCATGCTCGACGAAGAAGGCAGACTCAGCATCGGTTTCAAGCCTGGCAGACATTGGGAAGCGTCCTGGTCGCCACCGATTACGCTCGAGCGACGATGAAGCTCACGCTCGATGAATGGATCGCCATCCAGGTCGGACGCGGCGTACTCGAACCCCAAGGCATCCACAACGGCATTGACATCTACTACCCGGTCAGCCACCCTTGGATGGAGGACGAAATGAAAGACAACGACCCCAACAAGCCCTGCGGCTGCCAACCCGTCATCCCCGCCAACCCATGCTGCGAAGGCGGAGACGATGACGAAGAAGACTGACATCCTCGAACAGTACGTCAACAGCCTTGGCGCGGGCTGGTGCATCCGGTACGTCATGATCGCCATCGTTGAAGACGCCGACGGCGAACAAAACTTCATCATCCAATGCTCACCCGACCAAACCGCAGCCGAAACCATCGGCCTCTGCGAAGCCGTCTCCCACATCCAGAAAGCCAAAATCGCCCACGCATGGATACAGCAAGAGACCGAGACCGACGACGAGTGACGTGGCGTTGCCCGCGGTGTGAAAATCAAATAACTCTTCACATCACACCGACCGCCGCCCCGCAATGCACCAGGCATTCACCGACACCCGTCGACATGCTTGAAATAAAAATCGCCCAGGTGCACGGCTGACGCAACATTCTCTGCTACCTTGATTGCACCTCGCCCGCCGGTGAGATCGGAGCACACCCGCCGTGTGCACAACCAAGGAGTCACGATGACACCATTGGAACGAAAGAAAGTCAACGAGCTGCAACGTCAACTCATTGGCGAACAACAACTAGCAGACAAGCTGTACGCAGCACTGGTACACGGAGGATTCGACAACGTCTGGTGGGCGTTGCAGGATTACCACCAAGCCCGAGCCCGCGTGCAGTTCAAGGCACCGACCGTCAAGAAAGCGGCACGCCGTCGAGCGGATAATCAGATGAAGATGCAGCAGTGGCGCGTCATCAACTGCGAACCGTTCTACCCGAACATCGAACCCGACCAGGAGAACCCGCAATGACGATGTTCTTTCTCGGCTTCGCCTTCGCACTCAACCTCGCCAACCGACTCATCCAAAAGGAGAAACAGCAATGAAACGAAACATCTACATCCTGCACGCCAACGGCGCGCTCGGCGTCACCAAAGTCGACTACGACGACGACACACCCGGCGACATCATCATCGCCGCAGGCGGCAGCCAAGTCGACCAGGCGATGCAATGCTTCATCGAGGAAACCAACCTCGAACCGGCAGACATCCAAACCGTCACCGCCGTCAGCGAATACCGACGCATCACCATCCCGATCGCCAAGGTCGGCCAGATGCGCGAACAAACCGTTGAAGAGTTCTTCCGCGAACTGTGGGGCGACGACGTCTACGAAACCGAAGCCCTCTCACGCGACTGGGACTAGATGCCCAAACGACGCCGCAAATACAAGAAGCGTACCTACTACTGCTTCCCAGCCAAAGCCCTCCTCGACCAGTTCGAGGAGGGCACCTGGGCATCAGTGATCGCGGAACGCCTCGGCACCAACCGCATGACCATCCAACGCTGGCGAGAAGGCACCACCATGCTCAGCCCATACCAAGCCGACCAACTCGCCATCAAGCTTGGAAAACACCCATCACAAATCTGGACCGACTGGTTCGACCTACCCGAGTTCGGCGGCAACCCGCCAAAGGAGCAAGACAATGACAGCGAATGAACGCCACAACAAACGAGACGCGATACTGAGCCTCAAGCACCGCAGCTGGGGATTCAACGTACCCGCCGTCGACATCGACTTCCTCATGATCGAATACGACCAGTCAATCCCGAAAGCATTGATTGAGTACCGCCACATCAACGGAGCCATCCGGGTCGACGCCAGCATCAAAGCAATCATCGCGCTCGCCGACGCAGCCAACATCCCGTTCTTCGTCGTGCAATACGCCTACGCCACCGACGACGGCACACTCTGGAAAGAAGCCACCGTCGACACACCGGCCCGCTTCCGCATCATCTGCATGAACCCACTCGCCGAGAAACACTGGTTCACCTGGGACGACAACGACTGGCTCGACGAACAGGCGTACCGCAAGTGGCTGCACGAGATTCGCGGGCGAACCGTCTAACCCACTAACCTGAATCTCTACTAACTATCAAGGAGAAAACGATGGAAGTGCTGACCGCCGCACTCGCCTACGCATCAAGAGGATTGCGCGTCATACCAATCGCCCCAGGCGAAAAGTATCCGTCAGGCATCGAATCGTGGCAGACGAAAGCCACCACCGACCCCGACACCATCACCACATGGTTCACCAAAACATACAAAGGCTGGGGCGTCGGCATCGCCACAGGCAAGATCACCAACAGCTACCTGTTCGTCCTCGACATCGACGACCGTGAACAGCACCGAGGCTCAGACACACTCGCCGACCTCGAAGCCGAACACGGCGAACTACCACCCACCGTCACCGTCCACACCCCATCCGGTGGACGCCACCTCTACTTCCGCACCAACATCAACGTCCGCAACGACGCAGGCAAGCGCCTCGGCCCAGGACTCGACATCCGAGGCGAAGGCGGACAAGTCCTCGCACCACCAACACTGCACCCGAACGGCAAGCCATACATCGAAGACCTCGAACACGGCTTCACCAACCCGCCAGCATTCGCACCCGACTGGCTCATCCAACGCCTGACGGTAGAGCCCAAGATTGACCGGCACCAGCCACACGACCTCGACGGACTCCGCGACGACCCCAACCTACCCTCGACCCGCTACAACTCCACCAGCGACTGGCACTCACTCCTCACCGCCGACGGCTGGAAACACGCCTACCAACACAACGGCACCGACTACTACATCCGCCCAGGCAAAGACCGAGGCATCTCCGCCAGCGTCAACCACAACGGCAACGACGCCCTGATCGTGTTCAGCACCAACGCACCCATCCCACCGGGCGGATACACCCGCTTCGGCTACTACGCCCAAACCCGACACGGCGGCGATTGGAAGAAAGCGAGTGCCGCATACCTCGGCACCAACCCCACACCAACTACGGCAACGACTCATGAGTTGCTCGAGCAGCTCATCAACTGGCAAGACTTCTGGAACCAAGACCACAAATCAGAAGACTGGATCGCCTACCCACTCATCGCACGCGGAAGACAAACCGCCCTCTTCGCCGTCAGCAAAGAAGGCAAGTCCTACATCGCCCTCGCCTGCACCGCAGCCCTCGCCACAGGAAAACCCATCTTCGGACGCCCAGCCCAACCACCCGTCCACGTCCTCTACCTCGACTACGAAATGACCGCATCAGACTTGATGGAACGCCTTGAGACCCTCGGCTACACCAACGAAGACAACCTCTCACACCTGCACTATGCGTTGATACCGAGCCTGCCACCGCTCAACACCTACGACGGCGCAGCCGCAGTCATGAAACTCGTAGAGCTCACCAGCGCCCAAGTCGTCGTCATCGACACCACCGGACGAGCCGTAGAAGGCGAAGAGAACTCAGCAGACACCTACCGCGAGTTCGCCAGGACAACCGGTCTGTCTCTCAAAGCAGCAGGTGTCGCCCTCCTACGCACCGACCACGCAGGCAAAGACAAAGGCAAAACCCAAGGCCAACGAGGCTCCAGCGCCAAGAACGACGACGTCGACATCGTCTACCACCTTCAACGCGACGGCCACACCATCAAACTCACCCGCATCTTCTCACGCATCGGCTGGGCACCAACCGAAGTTGAACTCGTCGAAGAACAGCTTGAGGACGACCACAAACCCATCCGCCTCAAAGAAGCCATGGAAACCTTCACCGAAGAGACCTACGACCTCGCACGCCGCCTCATGATCGCCCTCGGCCTCAAACCCGGCGACAAGCAACAAAACAGCCAAGCCTTCCGACGCCAAGCCCGCCAGGCAGGCATCAAAGCACGCAACGACCAATGGGGTCCAGCCCTCCGAGCCATCGCCCAAAACCGCCTAAGAGACCCACTCGCCTAACCCCAGAATCGGGGACACGCTTACGGGACACAGAAATGAAACCCTTGCCAGACAAAGGGACACGGGTGTGTAACGTAGTTACACCCCGTTCCCGTCTCACGGTTCAGGCTGTCCCAAGCACCAATGCACTAACTTCAACACATGCCAATCAGCCGCCCATGCATCGAGTGTCGGCGACTCACCACCTCCACCACCCGATGCCCAACCTGCCAGGGCAAGCGTGAGGCAATCAGGAACGCCAGCCGCCCGCACTACAAGGGCGACTACCCCGAACGAGCTCGACTCGTGAGAGAGACCGCGACCCACTGCCACATCTGCGGCGAAGGCGCACGGCCCGACGACCCTTGGACAGCGGATCATGTCTTCGGTCCGGAGTCCGACGTGCTGGCGGCTGCTCATCGCAGCTGCAACTCGAGCCGCGGCGCACGCGAGCAGCGACGCTGACCCCGCCCCGGCCTTGACCGGGGTGGGTCAAAATCTGGGCGGGGCAAGCCGAAAATGACCCATGCCGTGTGGTGTGAAGGCGGTCGGGAAACCTGGGCTAGGGCTAGGGTGGTGCCGCAATGGCAACCAAGACCGGACGACGCAGCGGTCGGCCTCCGAAGCCGATCGAGGTTCACCGACGCAACGGGAACCCGTCCAAGAAGAACCTGCCTGCGGTGCCGGTGCCTGAGTTCGCCCTGGCGGTGGTGAACGATGGTGAGTTGCCTGAGCCACCGAAGACGTTGAGCGAGTTCGGTCGGGCGTACTGGCTGATGTTCTGGGATGCAGGCCGTAGGCATCTGAGTGAGAAGCATGACGCAGCTCTCATCGAGCGGTTGTGTCTGGCGTTTGACCAGGTTGCTCGTATCGAGCAGTGGCTGGGTACTGATGTGACTCGTTGGTTCTATGAGACGGCGAATGGTCAGTTGGTGACGCATCCGCTCATCAAGCAGAAGTCGGAACTGAATGCGCAGATTACGGCTTGGCTATCGTTGTTGGGGTTCACACCGTCTGACCGGGCGAGGCTCGGTCTCGCCGAGATAAGGGTTGCTAATGAGCTCGATCAGTTCCGTCGTCGCAACACCAAGGTGGTCGACGCCGTGGAGGTATCCGCAGACTGACGGGCACAAGGTCGCCGATTTCGCGGAGACCTTCATGCACGTCTCCAAAGGGATACGTGCCGGTGAGCCGTTCAAGCTCGTGCCTTGGCAGAAGAAGTTGATTGAGAATCTGTATGAGCGACGCAACGATGGTCTGCTCAGGTATCGCCGCAGCCTGATTGGTCTCGGCCGCAAGAACGGGAAGTCGCTGCTTGGTTCGTTGGTTGCGCTCTATGGTCTCATCGAGGGCGAGCATGGTGCTGAGGTGTATTCGGCGGCTGGTGATCGTCGTCAGGCGCGGGTGGTGTTTGATGAGGCGAAGTGGCAGGTGCAGCAGTCGCCTGCGTTGAGCGGGATTTGCAAGGTGTATCGGGATGCGATTGAGGTGCCTTCGACGCACAGCGTCTATCGGGTGCTGTCGAGTGACGCCAAGTTGCAGCAAGGCTTGAACCCGAGCACCGTCATTTTTGACGAGTTGCATGTTCAGCCGAACTCGGAACTCTGGGATGCGTTGACATTGGGTTCTGGTGCGAGGCGTGACCCGCAGATCGTGGCAATCACGACCGCAGGTTATGACTTGTCGAGCATCTGCGGAACTCTTTATGCCTACGGCCAGAAGGTGTGTCGCGGTGAGCTTGAGGATGAGCAGTTCGGGTTCTGGTGGTGGGAAGCACCGGAGGGCTGCGACCTGAATGATCGTGATGCTTGGTTGCAGGCGAATCCGAATCTGGCCGAAGGTCTGCTCGACATGGAGGACATGGAGATTGCGGTGCGTCAGACGAGCGAAGTGTCGGTGCGTCGGTATCGGTTCAATCAGTGGGTTCGTACTGCTGAGGATTCGTGGTTGCCGCAGGGCGCGTTCGAGTTGTGTCGCTCCGATCTCCAACTCGTACCGGGTGCGCCGACGTGGGTTGGTGTGGACATGGCGTTGAAGCGCGATACCACCGCCGTTGTTCTGGTTCAGCACGTCGAAGGGCGCATCGTTGCCAGGGCAAAGATTTGGCTGCCGGAGGGCGGGGTGATGGACGTCTCGGCAGTCGAGTCCTACCTGCGAGAGATCGCCCAGCAGTACGACATCCAAGAAATCGCTTTCGACCCCGCCTACTTCATGCGCACTGCCGAAGCTCTGGCTGAGGATGGATTCCCGCTTGTCGAGTTTCCGCAATCACCGCAACGAATGATTCCAGCCTGCGGCAATCTCTACGAGTTGATCGTGAATCAGAAACTTGCGCACGACGGCAACCCAATCTTCTCCGACCAAGTGCTGTCTGCTGCGCAACGTGTCAAGGACAACGGGTGGACGTTGAGCAAAGGCAAGTCGAAACGCAAGATTGACGCGGTGATTGCGTTGGCGATGGCAACCGATCGTGCCACGACGACACCGGTCGAAGCTCCGACGCCTGGCTTCTTCGTGGTATGACTACGCTTGTTCGTCTACGCTAGGAGGTCAGGATGGTCGTTGTCGTGCTAGAACTTCTCGGAATCTTCGCGCTGGTGGCTGCGGGCTTCCTCGTGTCGCCAGCCCTCGGGGCAATGGTGTTCGGATTGGCGTGCATGGGTGCCGCGTTCGCCCTGTCTCGAAGCGTCAAGGATGACGACAAGTGATCTTCGACCGTCTCCTGCCGTCTCGTCAGCAACGCGAGGAAGAGCGTGCGATTTCGTATCAGTCGTTGTTCGCGCTCGGCGACGGGTACACGTTCACGACGAACTCGGGCGTGTACGTCACGCAGGAGGATTCGCTCAAGATTGGTTCGGTGTATGCCTGCGTGCGTCTCATCGCCGACACGATTGCGTCGCTCCCGGTCGATTCGTACATCCGCCAAGAAGGCGTGCGTCTCCAGTACCGGCCACGCCCAGCGTGGCTTGATGCACCGGACATCGGTGTCACGAAGGACGATCACTTTCAGCAGGTGCTCGTCTCGCTGCTGCTGAACGGCAACTCATTCACTCGCATTATCCGTGACGAAGAAGGCGAAGTGCTCGCCCTGTCGGTGTTGAACCCGCAACGCACCGAAGTGCGACGCGATGCAGCAGGCCGCCTGTTCTACGTCTACGACGCCAAGGACCGCATCGAAGACGTCGACATGATTCACATCAAAGACCTGGTGCTGCCGGGTGAGTTGCGTGGCAAGTCGCGCATTGACCTAGTCAAAGAGAACCTCGGTCTGTCTCGTGCGCTGGAAGAGTTCGCTGCACGCTTCTTCGGACAAGGCTCATCGACGACCGGCATCATTCAGTTCCCCGGCAACCTGTCACGCGAACAAGCCAAGAATCTTGTCGACGCATTCGAGGACGGCCATAAGGGTCTGCGTCGTTCGCATCGCCCAGGCATCCTGTTCGGTGGCGCAACATTCCAGAAGACTGGTGTTGACCCGAACGAATCACAGTTCCTCGAATCACGCCAGTTCGCAGTCGAGGAGATTGCCCGCATCTTCCGTGTGCCGCCGTCGATGATCGGTGTGACAACGCCAGGTGCGATGTCGTATGCATCGGTCGAAGCGAATCAACTCTCCTTCCTGCAACACTCGCTCGTTCCGTACTTGAGCAAGCTCGAATCCGAATACAGCGTTCTGTTGGCGGGCCGTGCGTTCATTCGATTCACGACCGCAGGACTTCTGCGTGGCGACATCGCAGCACGCAACGCCTCGTACTCATCAGGCTTGATGAACGGCTATCTCTCAGTCAACGACGTGCGCCGCTTCGAGGACATGTCACCAATCGAAGGCGGAGACGCATACCGCGTACCGCTCGCCAACATCGACATCACCGCAGCCAACCTCGCCGACCTCGACCGCAAGTCTCTGATTGCGCAACGACTCGTGCTTGCAGGATTCGACCCGGCTGGTGTTCTGGCAGCTCTCGACATGCCGAGCATCGAACACACTGGTCTGCCGTCCACGCAGTTGCAGCCATTGGCAAGCGTCAGCCCTATCGACCCGAAGGCCGCCTACGAAGTGAACTCAACACGAGAACTCAACCTCAACATGCCAGAGCAAGTCATTCATGTCGCACCGCCTTCGGTGCATGTTGATGCGCCGGTCGTCAACGTGCCAGAAACAGTCGTCAACGTCAACGTCCCCGAACAGCGCACCGTGGTGCGTCAGGTGGTGCGTGGCGAGGACGGACGCATCACTGAAATCGTGGAAAGGGTTGAAGGCTGATGGCTACTGGTGTCTCTTCGTATTTGGCGAACGCATGGCTTGATGCGGTCGGCAACAACACTTCTTTCGCGGTGGCGACCGTGTATGTAAAACTGCACGTCGGTGACCCTGGCGCGAACGGCACATCAAACGCGGCAACCGAAACGACACGCAAAGAAGCGTCGTTCGCAGCCGCCTCGACGGGCTCGATCGCATCTGATGCCGCAATCACCTGGACGAACATCGCCGGTTCGCAAGACGCAACACACTTCACCGCCTGGGACAACGCCTCGGCAGGAAACTTCCTCTTCTCGGGAACAATCACCGCGAACGCCTACACCGCAGGCGACACGTTCACGATCTCCTCGGGCGCACTCACGGTCTCGCTGACTCTCGCTTCGTAAGCGGCCGTCATGGTCGCAAGGTTCTACCTCGACCAGTCGCAGCTCGACGACGCCAACGTAGGACTCGGCGGTCCGTCACCAGCGTTCGTTCTCGACACTGCTCGACTTGACGAAGGTGTCCTTGACGGCACGACATTCACCACACCCGCCACCGGTGCAGCACCGCTCGGCGGATTGTCGGCGTCGGCGACCGGCACAGTCACACCAGTCATCACCGCAACGGCTGACGCTCCGCTCGGCGAACTCTTGGCAGAGGTTGCCGAGGTCACGGTTGAGGTGGTGGCGGATGCGCAAGCCGACCTCGGTGCCGTGGCTGCTTCCGCGTCTGGCACGGTCACGGCTGCGGCCTCAGCGGATGCCACGCTCGGCGGACTGACTGGTTCGGCTGAGCCTGTCGTCAGCATCGCCGCAGAGGCGTCTGCGGGGCTCGGAGAAGCGACTTCGGCTGCAACTGGTGTCGTCACCGTGGTCGCGTCAGCAGAGAGCCTCCTGGGCGGTCTGGTGGCTTCCGCCGATGGGGCGGTCTCGGCGGACGCTGTTGGCGATGCGCCGCTTGGCGGACTCGATGCTGCGGCCATCGGGACGGTGGTGCCGCCGACGCCACCTGCGGTGCAGACAGGTGGCCGACCGAATCCGTACCGACAGCCTCGACGCAAAAAGACTCAGACGCCAATCGTTGAAGAAACGTTTGAGGTTGTCACGATTCCGAGCAAGACGGTGCTGGCGTATTGCACGCCGATCGTGGCGAGCGTGAAGGCTTCGGCTTATGGTGAGATCACGTTCGTCGCCGAGGACGATGACTTGCAAGTATTGTTGATGCTCTGAGAGGTTGATTATGGCTTTGACAAGTGGAACGGTTGCGGTCGGTACGGCCGCCACCCAGGTGAATGGTTCGTCGCAGAACCCGATGAAGTTGCACATCTCCAACAATGACAACTCGGACACGATTTATCTCGGCGGTGAAGCGGTGACAACTTCGACTGGTTTGGTTCTCGGGAAACTTGAGCGCATCTTTTTCGACTTGAATCCCGGTGAGCGGATTTACGCCGTATCAACCAAATCAGGTCACGTTGTTTCGTTCGTTTCGCAGACGTTCTGATGCCGTACTTCATCTCCGACTCCAATCCCGACTGCTCAGGCTGGGCCGTCGAGAAAGATGACGGAGAAGTCATCGGCTGCCACACGACGAAACAGGCAGCCATCGACCAGATGGTTGCAGTCAGTATCGCCGAGGACATGGAGCCGGGCGGCGAGCGTGCTCGCCCCGATGAGTTGATGGTTGGTGACTATGTTTCGTGGGATAGTTCGGGCGGTCGTGCGCGTGGTGAGATTCAAGAAATCTTCCGCTCCGGCACGGTGCGCGTGCCAGGTACCGACTTCGAGTTGGAAGCCACCGAAGATGACCCGGTGGCCCTGATCCAGATTTACCAGCAGGTCGAGGGCGGATGGGAAGACACTGACGTCATCGTCGGACACAAGTTCTCGACGCTGACCCGCATCGGCGAACTCGAGGAACCTGAGGACGAACCAGAGTTCGAGGACGAAATGGAAGACGCCTCGTATGGCGACACGCCAGATGACGACGACGTCGAAGATCGGGAACTGCCGGACAACTATCGTCCAGCCGTCACCGCCGACGTGCCAGCGAATCGCAACTGCGGCAACTGTCGCTTCTTCAAGAACTTCTACTGCAAGCGATGGGACGCACAAGTTTCACCCGCCTACTACTGCAACGCATGGGAAGCAGTTGACGGGCTGCCGAACGACAATCCAGGACAAACCGTGCAGACGGGAGACGTCAACGATGAAGACCCGCAATACCAGCCGTACAACAACATGTATGACCGGCAGCTCTCATTTGATGTTCCCGTCTACATCCGTGAAGCGGCACGCAAGGGTCTCGACTATTACGGTCAGGGTCTCGGTGGTGACGGTCTTGTGGCGAGAACTATTCGTGAAGCCCGCGACATGGCTGCGGGAAGAATCAGCGAGGATAAAGTCATTCGTGCGAACGCTTGGGGAGCAAGACACCTGGTAGACCTCG